GGTAACTCAAGACATACTATCGACAAGGGCCTGAGGGTACGTGTCAACAGTAAGGGGGAAGCGGGCAACAACTATAACATAGAGGTCGGCCAGGGCTCTAACGTCAATGTCGAGGTCAACGGAGGTAACATCAACCTGACAACGATCAACACGGGAAATGACGCAGGGGATATCAACATCAATGCCAGTCGTAACCTGAATATGCAGGTGCAGGGCGACATGAACGTCAACGTCATAGGTAATAGCATAGAGAACGTGGGCAAGAGGAAGGACGAGTTTGTCGTACTGAACAACACGAAGACAGGTAAACGTATAGACCTTAACTAATAAGCAGACAGAAAGCGTGTGTCGAAAACTGGCCTAATTACAACCAGTACTACTAAGGGATCTGTTAGGGCATAGATACTTGATATATCAAACGGCTGGTTTAGGAATATATCGAAATTTTTTCTCGTGGGATTTTTCACCCTTATAAGTATTCATGTAATCAATTATAAGGAGATTTATGTCAAATAAAGACACTTACAAAAGAAAACACAAATACCTCGATAGACAGATAACCCACCTAGAACGAACAAACTACTACAATCGCACCCTCATCGCCAATCTCAAGAAGAAGAAACTCAAACTCAAGGATAAACTAATCTCTCATACTAGGGAGTTGGCCAGGCGAGAGAAATACAATTCACACGAGTATATAAAACGAGCGCTATCCATGACTGCTTGACAAAGCTTCTCTCATGTGATATAATGGATACATATGCTACACAAGATAAGTCAATTATGTGATAAGATAGATTCTTTGAAACGATCGGCAGATCATCTGCGAGAATTGAAGTATGGACCCAACAAAGCTCCTCGTGTCGTCATTGATGATAAGATAGCTTCCATACAGGCGGAATGTCTGCTGATCGCAAAGGATCGATCGGACTATAACGAGCCCCATGTCCAGGAAGATTTAGAATAAAAAAATTTCTCTAAAATTTTCTGTGATCCTGCGAGGTGTATAAATAGTATTATGAAAACACTTAAACAGGTAGAGGCCATCGATGCCATCTGCGAGAACACATATCAGGATCTTGAGATCACCGAAGCTGAGTATCAGGGAAAGAAGGTGAAACTCAACGACCCGATAAGGGGCGGTAGTAAGAAGTTCTATGTCTATGTGAAGAACAACAAGGGCAATGTCATCAAGGTATCATTCGGTGATACGACAGGCCTATCCATCAAACGTGATGATCCTGCGAGAAGAAAGTCCTTCCGTGCAAGGCATAATTGTGATACAGCGAAAGATAAGACGACCGCAAGATACTGGTCCTGTTATCAATGGCGTGCTGGCGCTAAGGTGAATAACTAATACATTATGATACATGAAGAATCCAGTCCTAATACATAAACACCTCATCATAAGAGCTGAAGCGAATCGAGTTCCCACGGACGAGGAACAACTCACAGCATGGTTAACAGAATTCATTGACTCCATCGGTATGAAGATACTCATGGGTCCATATGTCAAGTATTGCACGATGGAGGGCAATCGAGGTATCACAGGCATAGCGGTTATCGAAACAAGTCACATTGCAATTCATGTATGGGACGAACCGAATCCCGCTCTCATGCAAATAGACGTTTACTCTTGTGCTGAGTTCGATCCCTATAAGATTGCCGAGAAGATTAAGAACGACTTTGATGTTGTCAAGATTGATTATAAATATTTAAACAGAGAAACAGGACTTAAGCCAATTCGATTAAAGAAGTGAGGAGTTTATGCAATTCGTAGCAAACATACCATACATCAAGTGTTATCTAAAGAAAGAATACCTATACGACCTGGAGAAGGGTCATGGTCAATTTGAGGAGTGTGTATTACTCTCGGTCAAGTCCATGCAGGGACGAGCACTCATGTTCGAAGCATATCTACCACAGTATGGTGCTTGTTATGATAAGTTTCCCCTATCCGCTTTTGTATGGAAGAAAGATATCAAAGAGGAGGAACAATTACCTTTAAATGTGATAGAGTTGTGGGATGCGTTTTCTTACGACATACAAGTGTGGACAAAACGATTGCTTAAAAATTGTGATGTCGATATAGTGATCAAGGGAAAAGGTAAGATGTCAGGCGAATATCTATTCACGATTGATAGTTGCCATAGTGATCCCAATATGATCAATATCGGGCCATCGGAGGTGCCTGCTGAACATAAACAATTCAATGTAGGTAAACTAAACAATGGACAGTTCTTCGCCCAACCCAACAATCGTATGTTATGGTACGAACAATCATTGACACCTAGTGAATTAAAGAGACCTGACTTCAAGGTATCAACCAAATACTTCTTTTGCGAACAGGATAGTAAGTGGGTGTTTGGTGATAGTGATGATTACTTCTATGAGGAAGTTGAGAGAAAAGAATATAACGAGAAAAATCGTGATACCTCAAATGATCCTTTCAAGGGAACTGATATAGAGGGTAAAGATTAATGTTTAGTATTTAAGTCAAGATCCTGATTCTTATAAGTATGTGTGTGCGTCCTTCAGAAACCACCTAGCTCCCAGAGTAGCGAAAATTCAAGCAATGAAAGTAATCATATTAATAGTAGTAATAATCACAATGTATGGTTGTGGTATTAAACCAAGTGTATCTTGCAATGTAAATGATATTGATACTGCTATCAATGATTGTAAAGAACAACCTCAATTCGGTATATCTAAAGAATTTTAATTGGTCGGAGTGGTAGGATTCGAACCTACGACCCTATGGTCCCAAACCATATGCGCTACCAGGCTGCGCTACACTCCGTTATGTTATTGTATATAGGTGTAAACTAAACCTACTAATGTGATTGTAGATAAAACAATATTAGTTGTGATAAGTGCGGCTTCACGCCACATGATCGAAACTGCCAACCAACACATTCCACCTACTAGGGTGGCGATAGGTCCTATCGGATATATGTTGAGAGAATTACAGGCGGCCCCTATCATTAAGAAACCAGTTGCAATCCATTTAAGATACTTATCCATTATTTCATTGACCTAATAGATCCCAAAACTTATCTAATGTTTCTAGTGCATTTTCATTATTTGTAGGATGTGTTTCTAACTTCTTATTTGTGCTTGTGCAACCTACAAGTAATACAAACAATATGATTAAACTATATTTTAGTGCCATCTGAATATTGATAACTAACTTTTATTTCATCTTCCGTCTTATCGTTTTCTGATCCCTCAGGATAGTCTATTGACAATCCCTCATAAGTTATATCAACTCCTGAATCAACGGAACTATTATTGACCTCATCTGAATAATCTCTCTCGATTATCATATCAATATAGTGTTTTGCTTTTTGAAGGTCTTGCAATCCGCCTTTGTTTATATGCCTACAAATATATTTGATGGCATTGCCTTCAGCAAATTTCATTTCATTTTTGTTTATAAATTCGGCAGGTTGTATCTTCATGTTTTGATAGTGACTACCGCCAACTTGTTTATCGTATGGGTTACTCATTTTTCTCCTTTGTTAATGTAATGTTGTATCTTCAAATTTTTCAATCTCATCATAACTATTAGATATGGTCTCGGTCATCTTTTTATAACCTTCCTCATCTAGTACTGTTTTATATAATCTTAATCCTATGGATATCAAAGTGGCTGCAATCATCTGCCAATTAAACTTAACACCCATGATTAGCACATATCTATACAGATCATCATATGCTTCCTGTAAATCTTTTTGTTCTTCTTTACTTGACACTTCGTTTATTACTTTCTTGGTTGTTTACAAATACTCTTATCAATCTTGACACATCAACCTCCTCTTTCTTTAAGGTCTTGGGATGTGTGAATATTACTTTACTCTTGTTAACCTCTAATTGTATACCTATATCAGAGGCAACCACGATGGCGTCATCTGTATTCTTTCTCCAGTCGTGTGAACTATATCCTAATACGTCCATTATATTCTCTCCTCAACGTGTTTTGCAAACCAATTGTCTTGATACTTTTTACTTTTCAATAATGATTTAACAATAGGTTTCAATAAAACTTTTTGTTTAGATGATATACTAACATCGCCATACATTTTAATCTTATTTCTAATGTAAGATGGTTCTATGTTAAGTAATTTGCAATAGTATTGAAATTGAGGATCATTACTCATAATCCAATTAATTGCTTCTATCTTATGTTTAAGATATTTTTTACTAAAGCCTATGTACCTGGCATCCTCAACTGCTTGTGTTAATATTGCTGTGATAAATTTCTCTTCCATTATTTTCCTAACTGTTGTTCTGCTTCTAAATTTAAAGCGATATCGATATCTGAATCTTCTTTCATCCATGCTGTATCTTCAACATATTCATTCTTCTTAATCACTTCAGCGATCTGACTAAAATAACACCAGTTAGAACCAAAAGTAATTGCACCAGTATAATCTAATTCTGTATCATACTCTTTCGCATTAACTCCTAATTCACCAGCGATATCATACTTATCAGTAGCAATACCAATATTGGTTATCTCGCCCTCTCGTCCTTTCGTATCTTTGATTGTATCTCCTAATTGTATTTTCATAATGTTCTCCTTATATAAAATCGTAAGCGTATTCGCCGTTATTAATATTATACATCTTAACTATCGTATTGTCAAGAAGTTTCTCTAGCACACCTTTTAACTCTTTTGATAAGACATCTACGAAACCTGGTGTGAAGGTAACGAATAATGATCCGTGTAGCATTTCTGCCTTTTTAGCGCCACTTGATTTAGCAGCTTTTAAGATTAGTTCTTCATGTTTCACTATTTTGCCTCCTTGTAAAGTTCTTGTGAATATAAAGCAAGCATGAACATAGTGGCACCTAACATCGCCATCAATCCACCTTGTAACCATTTGTCAGTTTCTATCGATCCGACAGCACCAACCATCATTAATGTACCGATAACAGCGTTACCGATAGTTAAATATTCTAAAAATTTCTTCATTAGGCAGCCGCCATTTCATTATCGATAACTTCTTCGACATTTTCAGAATCAATACCTATCATTTGTAGGTTATCAACTTTTAAAATATCAGAAATCGCAGTTTCCTTAGTGATAAGATTTTGTTTAACTTGTAAAATAATCTTATCTACTGATTCTTCGGCAGTATTTTCTGCCCATTGTTTTACTTTTGACATATTGTAGTCTCCTTTGTTGTTTTTTTCATAATATACGATAATAATATCATAATTTTTGACTTTTGTATATAGCACAAAGTGTCGCACTTGATAGAATTATTGTTTTTATGTGTTTTTTTCATAATATACAGTTATAATACACTAAAAACCTGTAACTTACAAGAAAAAAATGGAGAAAAATGGACAAAATACTAATCTGTTGCAAAAATACAACAGTTTTTTAGAACAAAACAAGAACATTACAGATTTTGCGGCCTGATCCTAGGAACCAGGCCGTGCGTCCTGACTTTATCCGTCTCCATCAAAAGTCATAAGTCTATTATATCATTTTTTTACGTTTCCGTCAAGCACTTATAAATAGTTATTATTAATTTTAAAGGAAAAAAACTATGTACGAGTATAAATGCAAAATTATAAAGATAGTTGACGGTGATACCGTTGATATTGACCTAGATTTGGGTTTCGGTGTTTGGCTTCGAGATGAAAGAGTCCGAATTATGGGCATTGACACTCCAGAAAGTAGAACATCCGATAAAGTTGAAAAAGTTTTTGGCTTAGCAGCAAAAGATAGATTAAATTCGTTATTAGGTAGTGAGGCAATCTTATTATCACAGGTAACAAAGGGTGGAGAGAATATGAAAGGTAAATTTGGTCGTATTCTTGGTGATTTTAAAACAATTAATGGTGATACTGTTACTGAAATATTAATGAAGGAAGGCCATGCTGTTGCTTATAATGGTGGAAGTAAAGATGATGTTATAAAACAACATTTATTAAATAGACAGAGATTGGTTAATGAAGGAAAAGTTCCTGCACCAGAAGGTATAAGTGTTGAAACAAAACAAGAAGAACCAATTGTTGTTAAAGAAACTAAATCTACACCGAAGAAAAAAAAGAGTAAAAAGAAAAAGTAATATAGGAGGGCACTCCAATGAATTATTTTAAAAAAATAGTTGATTGGGTTATTCAATCATATGAACCCGAAAAACCTAAATTAAAACCAAAAGTAATGTTTACAAAAAATGGTAAAACATACTATTTAAGAAAACGTAAAAAGAAAAGATGATAGGTGAATATACTGTTATGATAGGTGATAAACTTTTTCATTATACAAATGTGGATGATATTCCTGAAAAGTTTGATCATCTTATAAAATTTTTACCAGCATTACCATCTGAGCCACACACTCAGGCGGACCATGATTATATAGATACATTTACTGATAAGATGAGAGAGATACAAAAAAGGGGAATAAAGGATAATGAATAATGGGTAAGTCCGTAGTTAGATTTAGAGATCCTGATGTAGCTCATTGTAGTGGTATGACTAGATTGGGTAAGTCACCAAATGTATTTGCTAATGGTAAAGGAATTTCAAGGCAAGGTGATGTTAATACTACTCATCTTTTACCACCCAATTTACCACCTTGCGGTTCTCATTCAGCTGGTATTACTACAGGATCAACAACAGTTTTTACAAATAGCAAAGGGACAGGCAGAACCGGCGATGCTATATCAGGTTGCACTTCTTGTGGACAGGGATCAACAAATGTATTTGCAGGCGGATAATTGCAGTATAAATAGTAGTAGGAGAGATTAAATGGCAAGTTATGACGCTGGTACATTAACGAATAAAAGTAAAAGAAATGGGCAAATCTATAACGATTTAAATTTAGATTTTCAACAAAATTCTGCTACTAAAGATATTCAAAAAATTACAGATGTTGAGTCTGTAAAAAGAAGTGTACGAAACCTAATTAACTTAAATCATTATGAGAAGCCTTTTCACCCAGAAATTGGGTCTAATTTAAGAGGTATGTTATTTGAAAATATAACTCCTCAAATGAGTCATGCGATTAGTAAAGAAATTGATTTATTAATTAGAAATTTTGAACCAAGAGCAAGATTAGTACAGATATCTACTATACCACAATTTGATAGAAATGCATATGCAGCTACAATATCTTTTTATGTGCAAAATTCTCCAGATAGAATAGTAGTAGAATCATTTTTAGAAAGATTAAGATAATATGGCAACTAAATTAGAAATATCACAATTAGACTTTGATGGAATCAAAGACAATCTAAAAACTTTCCTATCACAACAAGACGAATTTACTGATTATGATTTCGAAGGTTCTGGAATGAATATTCTATTAGACGTTCTTGCTTACAATACACATTATCTTGGATACAATGCTAATATGTTGGCAAATGAAATGTATCTTGACAGTGCTGATCAAAGATCAAGTGTTGTGTCATTGGCAAAACAAGTTGGATATACTCCAAAAAGTGCTTCATCTTCTCTTGCAACAATTAATGTTCTTATGAATAATGCCACTGGCTCTAGTGTTACAATGACAAGAGGAACAAAATTTACAACCACGGTTGATGGAACAAATTATTCTTTTGTAAATAATGCTGATGTAAGTATTTCTCCTCAAGATGGTGTTTATCAATTTTCTAATTTAGAAATTTATGAAGGAACATATTTGAATTACAAATATACAGCAAACACCTCTGATAAAGATCAAAGATTTATTATACCAAATGATTTTGTTGATACAACAACTCTTACTGTTAAGGTACAAGAATCTTCTTCCGACTCCACAACTAACACATATAAATTAGCACAAGGTATCACAGGATTAGATTCTACATCTAAAGTTTATTTCTTACAAGAAGTTGAGAATGGAAGATTTGAAGTTTATTTTGGCGATGGTGTTCTAGGTGAAGCAATCGCTGACGGTAATATTGTAATACTAGATTATATCACTTGTAATTTAGATGAACCGAATGGTGCTACCACATTTACATTATCAGGAACAATTGATGGTTTTTCAGATGTAACAATTACAACAGTTGATGCTGCTGCTAACGGTAGTGGTCCTGAAACAATTAAATCAATTAAGTATAATGCACCTAGAGATTATACAGCACAAGATCGTGCCGTGACAGCAGATGATTATAAAGTTCTTGTTAAGGGTTTATATGCTAATGCTCAATCAGTTCAAGTATATGGTGGTGAAGACGCTGCCACTCCTGACTATGGTAAAGTTTATATATCAATTAAAGCAAAATCTGGTTCTAACCTAACAGAGATAACTAAAGTAAATTTAGTTCAAAGTCTTAAATCATTTGCTGTTGCTTCAGTAACACCTGTGATCATTGATCCTGAAACTACTTTCATAACTCTAACTACAACTTTTAAATATGACTCTAGTGCCACTACTAAAGACATATCAACAATAGAAACAGATGTAACTAATGCTATAATAGCTTATAATACATCCACACTAGAGGATTTTACAGGTATGTTTAGATATTCGGAAGTGTTAAAAAGAATAGATGACGCTGATACTTCTATACTATCAAATATCACTAAAGTTAAAATGTATAAATTTATAACACCAACATTGAATTCAGGATTAAAATACACTCTATCATTTAACAATGCACTTTATAATCCACACTCTGGCCATGCTTCTGATATGGGTGGTATAGTTTCATCAACAGGATTTAAGATTAATAACGATAATTCAACTAATGAACATTTTTTAGATGATGATGGTAAAGGTAATATTAGAGTTTATTATTTAAATGGTACTACAAGAATATATACAAGTACAACTTTTGGTACTATTGATTACACAACTGGTGAAATAGTTTTGACCTCTGCTCATATAACAAGTATCTCAAATGTCGATGGTGCAGCTAGTACTCGAATAAGAGTATTTACAACACCAAGTTCAAATGATATTATTCCTGTAAGAAATCAAGTTTTAGAAATTGATACTGCTAATTCAACTATAACTGGTTCAATAGATGAAATCGAAAGTGGTAGTTCACAAGCAGGAACATCTTACACAACAACTAGTAGTTATTAGGTGTTGATTGATGGACAAGAAAAAAACAAATAAAAAAAAACTATCCACACTCATTAAGCAACAAGTACCTGAGTTTGTATTAACAGATCATCCTAAGTTTACAGAATTTCTTACATCTTATTTCCTATTCATGGAATCTGCTGAATTGAATCTAGATCAATTCACAGACATAGATCAAATACTTTTAGAAACAGTAGGTACTACGGACAGTTTTGTTTTATTAAATCAAACAACTAAAAATGGTTTAGACGCAGGTAATAAACTTGTAAATGAAGAAAATACTTTTGGCAGTTCTTTTCAGAAAGGCGAAATAATTACAGGTGCAACATCTGGTGCTACATCAACTATTTTAGCAGAGGACACGATAGCCAATGATAGATTATTCATATCAGCAAACAATGGTTGGATAACAGGAGAAACTGTTACAGGTTCTATTTCAGGTGCAACTGCTAAAGTTCGTAAGTATCGTGCAAATCCTGTAGAGAATATTCAACAACTTTTAAACTATTCTGATCCTGATCATACTATTAGTGACTTTTTAAATCAAATGAAAGAGGAATTTCTTAATACAATTCCTAGAGATACAGATGAAGGTGTAGATACAAGAAAATTAATCAAGAATATTAAATCTCTATACAGAGCAAAAGGTACTGCAAAGGCACACAAGGCTTTCTTTAGAATATTATTTGATGAGTCAGCAGAGGTTTACACTCCATCAGATGATATGTTGAGAGTATCAGGTGGTTCTTGGAATGTTCAAACATTTATTCGTTGCACTCAAACATCACTACAATCCGTTAATGATCCTATCTTTCTAACAGGACAAACAATTACACAGGCAAATAATCCTTCATCAACGATAATAAACAAGGCAACAGCGATTGTAGAAAACGTTTTAAAATTTCAAGAAGGTAGCACACAAATTATTGAGATCATACTTAATACAGAAACGACAACAGGTACTTTTATTAACGGTGCTGAGATTACTGGAATAAGTAATGCAGATCCAGATGTAACAATAGGAGCAACTGTATCAGAATGTTTATCGACTGCCGTGATCACAAATAATGGTAACACGTTGACAGTTGGTGATGAGGCAACTTTAACTGGTGGTGGTGGATCTGGTGCTAGAATTCAAGTATTGGATATATCTGGTGCAGGTGTATCAGAGGTTATTGTAGATTCTGTTGGGGAAAATTTTGAAGAAGGAGATACACTCACATTTAGTTCAGGTACTGCTGAAGCAAAAGTTTCTGTTGTTAATGGTGGATTTGCACCTGAGTCAGGAAGTATAGATTCTCATATCGAATTAGAAGTAGGAACAGTTACAGGCGGCGGATCAGGAGATTTATTATTTGAGGATGCGATTGATAATAATGAAGGTGGAAAATTTTTAGATGAATCTACAATCATGCGTGATCTTCAAGTTAGAACATCACTAGAAAATGAGGTTGGTTCTATATTGCAGGAAGAATATATTGATGATTCCGCTGATAGAATATATGTAGTAAATCAAGAAGATGAAACAGATTTACCTTATAACATGGAGGCCGATGATCATATCGTACTAGAAGATTTAGTGGCAGGGGAAGGAATCCCAGGAAATAAAATTGTTCAACAAAATGCAACAGGCGTAGGAGATATTACCGATGTAAGAATGATCGCAAGTGGTTCTGGATATACAACTTTACCTACGGCAACAATTGATGGTGTTAGACATTTAGGATTAGAAAATGCCACATCTTCCGAAACATCCGATTTTAGTCGTATCGAGTTTGAAGATGGTGGAACGGTATTAAATGAATCAGATTTTGCTACTTTAAATGTTCAAGGTGCAACCGTAATACCTTTCGGTGAGGATATAGGTAGAGCGACTTCACTAACTATCATTGAACATGGTATTAATTTTACATCAGCACCTACTTTAGATTTTCCTCGTTACGCTGTTCTTAAAACAGTTTCAGGAGCAATATCTGCTAATGAAACATTTACATCAAATGTAAGTGGTGCAACAGGAACAGTAATTGATTTTACAGCACCTCTTCTAAAATATACAGCAACAACAAGTGAATTAGCTGAAACAGATACGGTCACATTTTCTGGTAACACAACAGCTGTTGTTGCAAAAACTGATCCATTAACTGGTTCTGCGACCATAGGAACATTAGTTACAACCTCTGGAAAATATATAAATCAAGATGGACACCTTTCAGAGGGTTCTAAAAAAATTCAAGATAGTTTATACTATCAAGATTTTTCTTATGTAATTAAAGTTGCACAATCAATTAACAAGTGGAGAGATTCTATTAAACGTGCAGTTCACCCAAGTGGATTTTACGTTACTGGAGAGGTAAACATTCAAACAAGATTAGCGGGTGGTGTTAAACAACCAGTTGGTGCTACATTATCACAAGGATTATTCTCTGGTACTGCTGATAGTCCAATCTACATGAGATTAAATACATTGTTCAATACTATCTTTAGTAGAAGAACAGGAGTTGGATTTAAATTTATGAGTAATGCTGGTCAACTAGATGGTAAAACTTTAGTATCATCAGCAGTTGCAAGAACAGGTAAACCAGTAGAAGTTCACAATGATTACAGAGATACGAGTACAAATACTGAAAAAGAATTAAATTTACATCCTGAAACTACACTAGATTTAGAACGTAGAAGTAGAACAAATTTTTACACAAATACGTCATATACAGCAAGAAGCACTGCTGTTAAGAATGGATTTGCATATGCAGGTCCTAGATTAAAGACTTTGAATACCTTTGCTCTCTCAGCATTTGCAGCTAATAATGCGATAACACTAGAAGGTGGCACAGGTGCAGGTGAGATCATACTAGAAAACGAACATGGCGTGCTACAACATCCACAGTCAGATTCATTCAGCACAAGACTTAATTCTTGGACAAATTTAAGATTTACTGGTACTTTAAACACAAGTGTTGATGGAGAAACAATAAGAATATCAGATTTTAATGGTACAACTTCAAATGCTAATGTTAAAACTAATTTTGCATTTCCATCAGAAGTCACTAAGTCGACCTAGAAAAGTCTTATAAATAATAGAAAGAAACATTAATATTTAATGGGAAAAAACAATGGCAGCAATAATTACAAACAAATTTAGAATAAACAATGCGGAACAGTTTGTTGAATCTTTTTCAGAAGCAGCACCTACAACGTATTATCTATTCATAGGAAGAGCACACTCTTGGGCAACAGATGCTGATGTTCAAGGCAATTCTATTAATGAGGGAACAGATGCTTCTCCACCTACACCAAATGATGATATAGCTTCAGAATTCTACAACTATGATGATATGTTAGGTGCAAAACTAATTTCATCAACAGATGTAACTCATTGTATACCGAGAAGAAACTGGACAACAGGAACAACTTACGATAGGTATGAACATAACATAAGCACTTCTAATCCTGCAAACAGTGGCGCAACAAACTTATTTGATTCATCTTTCGTAGTTATGAATAGCTCATATGCTGTTTATAAAGTAATTGATAATGATGGCAATACTGCTTCAACAGTAGAACCAACATCTACATCAAACTCAATTTTCACTACATCTGATGGTTACAAATGGAAGTATATGTATTCTTTAACATCTGCTGAAACATTAAATTTCATGTCAACAGATTTTATTCACGTTTCAACCGACTCTACTGTATCAGCGGCTGCCGTTGATGGTGCATTAGACACGATTGAAATTGTTGCTGCTGGATCAAGTTATAACACATCTTCAGGTTCAACTATTTCCGCTATCCCAATTCGTGGTGATGGTTCTGGTGGTATCGCTTCAGTTACAGTTAGTTCTGGTGCGATCACGGCTGCTACCGTAACAACTGCAGGAACAGGATATACTTTTGCATACATTAGAAGTGCTGATATTATCACTGCTACAAATGCAGGTGGCGCTGGTTCAGGTGCAAATCTAAATGTAATCATTCCACCAAAAGGTGGTCATGGCTCTAACGCAATAAAAGAATTAGGTGGATTTTATGTGATGATGAATAAATCACTTGTAGGTATCGAAGGTACCTCTGACATTGGTGTTGCCAACGACTTTAGAAGAATAGGTCTTGTAAGAAACCCAACTAACTTTGGTACTACAACAGTTGCTTCTGCTTCAACTAGAAGACAATTATATGCCACCGTATTTGCTTCCGTATCAGGAACATTTACTGCTGATGAAGAAATTAATCAGGCAAGCACAGGTGCTGTTGGTAAAGTTGTAGAGTTTGACTCAACAAATAAAATTTTATACTATTATCAAACTAGATTTCCAGATGTTGGTACAGACTCTAATGGTAATTTAACTGCCTTTAGTGGTGCAAACGCAATCACAGGACAAACTTCAAGTGCGAGTGCTACGCCAGACACAAGCAACTCAACAACAACTAATGGCACAGTGTTTGTTTCTGGTTATTCAAATCCAGAATTAGCATTTGACTCGGGAGATATAATTTATGTGGAAGAAAGAAGTCCTATAACAAGGGCGTCTGACCAAACGGAAAACATTAAGTTAATAGTTGAATTTTAAATAATAAAGGAAAATAATGCCAAGTAAAACTGATTTTAATGTTAGTCCTTATTTTGATGACTATACAGAGGATAAAAAATTTCATAGGGTCATGTATCGACCATCCTTTGCTGTTCAAGCAAGAGAATTAACAACACAACAAAGTATATTACAAAATCAAATAGAATCATTTGGTGACCATATGTTCAAACATGGCGCCATGGTTATTCCTGGTCAAATAAATCTTGATAAAAACTATTTTGCTGTTAAATTAACTTCTTTTACTGGAACTCTATCACTATACAAAGACAATAAGATAACAGGTGCGACATCTGGTGTTGTTGCTGATGTTGTAGGATTTGTTGCAACTGATGGTACTGATCCTGATACATTATTTGTAAAATATAGAAATTCTGGTACTGATAATTCTTCACAAAAATTTGTTGATGGAGAAACAATTACAAGTGGACAAGAAGCTGCTTCGACAGCGGTTGTTTCAACTTGTATTACTGGTTCTGCCGTACATATTGATAGTGGTACATATTACATTAATGGATTTTTTGTTAATGTTGATAAACAAACTTTAGTATTAGAAAAATATTCAAATATTCCAAGTTATCGTGTTGGATTGACAATCGTAGAAAATTTTATAACATCAACAGATGATACGAGTATATTAGATAATGCAACTGGTTCATCAAACGCAAATGCCACTGGTGCTCATAGATTTAAAATAGATTTGATTTTAACAAAATTAGAATTAACTTCAACTGCTGACGCAAGTTTTGTTGAGTTAATGAGAGTTGAGGAAGGTAATCTTAAAAATAGAATTGATACCACAAAATACAGTCACTTTGAAGATACTTTAGCAAGAAGAACATTTGACGAGTCTGGTGATTACACGGTTGAAAATTTTGATCTGGACATAAGAGAACATCTAGCTGTCGGAGATAATCGTGGTATATTTGCTGCTGGATCAACATCAACAGATGGTAATTTAGCTGATGAATCAAAATTAGCATTTGGTCTTGGTCAAGGTAAGGCATACGTTAAAGGATATGAGATTGGAAAAATAGGAACAACTCATGTTGACGTAGATAAGGCAAGAGATTTCGATACTGATAGTGGATCAGTAACTAGATTTAATATTGGTTCTTTTGTAAATGTTCAAGATGTTCATGGCACACCTGATATAGGATTTGTTTCTGGAGAATCAGAAGCATTCAAAACAGTTAGACTAGTAGATGAAGCACATGGAACGAGAGGTACTGTTTTTGGTACTGCTCTTGCATTTGTTTATGATATTGGTCGTGCAAAGACAAGAGCTTTTGAACATAACACTGGTTCTCCCTCTACAAACTTCTTATCATCATCAAGTGTAACCGATACCGTTTTTAAACATTATCTTTTTGATATTGAAATGTTTAGTCATGTAAATATAAGTGGAAAAATGTCAGGTGCTTTAACAGCTGGTGATACATTAACTGGAGGAACTTCAGGTGCGACTGGTATAGTCGAAAGTATTTCAACTGAAAATTCAGCAGTTATCACAGGTGCAACTTCGGCTAATCCTGTTGTTGTAACTTGTTCGGGTGGACACTCATTTACTGAAGGTCAACAAATTATAATCGCTGGTGTTTCTGGAATAACAGACATCAATACGACTCATACTGTAAAAGATCCAACTGCGACAACATTTAAATTATTTACTGCACAAACGGCCGCAACTACTACCCCAGCTGCTGTTGATGGTTCTGGATATAGTAGTTTCTCTGGTTCAGGTGGTACAGCAAAACATACAACAATCATATTAAATAATGTTCAAGGTGAATTTATTGGTGGTGAAACAGTAAGCGCACCGACAGGTTCAAGATCAGGAACAATTCAGTTTGACTCTCTTGGATGCAAAGGATTTGAACTAAAAGAATTTAATCAAACAAAAGGTATCTCAATGGCAGGTAGTCCACCATATACTGCTAATGTTTCATTGGGATCAACTTTTTCTGAACATAAGACACTAACAGGAAATATTTCTGTCGCTAATAGTGCAACCGCTATTACTGGAAGCGGAACACGATTTACATCCGAATTAAAAATCGGAGACAGCATTACATTTACAGATAATGCCAACACAACAGTTACAAGAGTTGTAGAGAGTATTAACTCAGACACATCATTAGAATTAACTGCTGCTGTGGGTGGTTCAGATGTTACGACATCAGCTCCTTTTGTTCGAAGAAGAGGACAACTTCAAGACGCTGATAAAAATGTTGCTATATCAAGACTGCCGTATGATGTTGTTAAAACATTACTGACAACTGATAACGATAGTGTTAGTGATACAAGTTTTAAAATTAGAAGACAGTTTGTTGCTACCTTATCAAGTTCTGGTACTGCAACGATAACTGCTGGTACGAATGAAACATTTGCAGATTTCTCAGAAAATGATTATTCGATTTCTATTATGACGACAGGCTCTGGCGGTACTGGTGCTGTTGGAGATGTTATTTCACTTTCAACAGCTGATGATTTTGAAAAAACTGGAACACCAGAAGGTAAAACGTTAGATATAGATTTAGGTAGTGGATATAATGGTCATAAAATTAAAATTCTTGCTACAATAAATGCTTCTGTTGTTGGTTCAAAAACAAAATCTGATACTTCAGGAACTCAAACTGTTGATACTGAAGCACTTGCAACTGCAACGACAATTAGTCTTGGTAGAGCAGATGTTCACTCAATAGAGAGTATATTCATGGCTGCTGACTTTAGTACGGCCGCTACTTCAGAGGATACAGATGTCACAGATAATTTTGATTTAGATTCTGGTCAAAGAGATAACTTCTATGATATAGGACGTATTGTAAGAAAAGCTGGTACTCTTGCACCGACTGGTAGATTACTAATTAATTTTAAATTTTTTGAGCATGGTGCTGGAAACTTCTTTAGTGTAGATAGTTATTCAGGTTTTGACTATGGATCAATCCCTTCCTATACTTCAGATGTGACTGGTGAAAAATTTGAATTGAGAGATGTATTAGATTTTAGACCAAGAGTTGATGACGCTTCAACAATTGATTCTGGTTCTCAAGATAGATCATTTGATGGCGTTGGTTCTTCGGTAATAGAAACTATGAAAATCAATACAGATGTCACAGCCGATTTAGAGTTTTTTCTTGCTAAAAATGCTAGGGTTTACCTAACAGCTTCAGGATTGTTTAGAGTTGTTGAGGGCGCTTCATCACTTGATCCTCAATTTCCAGAAGAATTAAAAGATAGTATTCATTTATATGATGTAGAAATACCACCATATACATTCAACACAAGTGATATTAAAATTAAAGCTGTAGATAATAGAAGATTTACAATGAGAGATATTGGTAGAATTCAAAAACGTGTAGAGAATATAGAATACTACACTCAATTATCTCTATTAGAATCAGACGCAAAAGGAATGCAGATTCAAGACGCTGATGGATTTGATAGATTTAAAAATGGTATTATAACTGACAACTTTACGGGCCATGGTGTTGGAGAGGTATCAAGTAGTGATTACAAAAATTCTATGGATATTCCAAATGGTCAATTACGACCTGCATTTCATCAAAACAATATTAATTTAATCGAATCTGATTCTGCATTGAAAAATTCATCTTCAATGACAGACGCTATTCGATCAACAAACGGTTATCAAAGAACTGGTGAGTTAATTACTTTACCTTACACCGAGGTAGAATACCTAGATCAACCTTTTGCAAGTACAACAGTTAATTTAAATGAATATGATACAATCGATTTTATAGGACAAATAACATTATCTCCAGACAATGATGAGTGGATGGCAACTGAAACTAGACCAGAATTAAGAGTTGATCTTCCAAACGTATATGACACACTAACAAATCTTGCTTCTCAAGGAGTGCTAGATTTGAATCTTGGTACAGTTTGGAATAACTGGAACGATACATGGACAGGTGTCAGATCAGATACAGGAAATACTACCAGCACAAATAGAACATGGTGGCAAGGTAATTCTTTATTAAGAAATACTGTAACCACTGTAAGTCAATCTGAGAGAGTAGATAGAACAAGAACAGGTATAAGAACAGCATTAGTACCTGGTGGTGTTCAAACTAAGAGTTTTGGTAATAGAGTAGTATCAGTTGGGTTTGCTCCTTTCATTAGAAAAAAAGATATTGAATTTAGTGCTGTTGGTATGAAACCATTAACAAGAGTATTTCCATTCTTCGATGGTGTAGATATATCAGCTTATGTGACACCAACAGGAAGTAATGCTGGTGCAGCACTGACAACAGATGCTAACGGATCGGTTTCAGGTCTATTTGCTTTACCTGCACCTATTGATGGTTTTAATATAAGACTTGCTCCAGGAACTTCACTACCACCAAAATGGAGAACAGGAACAAGAGCATTTAGATTAACTTCAAGTTCAGAGAATAGTCTTGTTGGAGATGTATTTACCTCTGCTGAAACAGACTACACAGCAAAAGGAATGATACAACAAGTTCAAGGTACGGTAGTTTCTACTAGAGAACCTAGAATACAAAGAACAGGAGTATCAGAATCAACTTCAATTAATGTTGCTGTCGGTAACAGAGTAGTTAGTAATTCAACGTCTGTTATTGGTCGAAGAAATCCACCAAGACAAAATGATAGAGATCCAGGAGATAGGAGAGATCCACTCGCTCAAGCATTCTATGTTGATCAAGAAGATGGTATGTTTATAACAAGTATTGACGTATTCTTTTCAGCAAAAGATACTGCCATGCCTGTAACCATGCAGATAAGACCTATGGTAAACGGATATCCAAGTAGTAATACAGTTTTACCTTTCGGTGAAAAAACTTTACAAGCTTCAGAAATTAGCACATCAACAGATGGCACAACAGCGACAAGATTTACTTTTCCTAGTCCTGTGTTCGTACAGAATGCTACTGAATATGCCTTTGTTCAATTATGTAGCACACCTAATTATACTCAATATGTTGCTGAAATGGGACAGACTACAATAGACGGAGGAAGATTAATTTCTACTCAACCATATCTATCTAGTTTATTCAAATCTCAAAACGGAAGTACTTGGACTGCTGAACAGAATCAAACTCTTAAATTCAAAGTCAATCGTGCTGCATTTACAGAAAATACACAAGGACACGTTTACCTTGTTAATGATGATATACCTACACAAATATTAGGAAAAAATCCTATTGAAACAAATGCAACTGCAGGATCAGGTTCAACATTTGGTAGTAATCCTGCCATCATAAAAATTAATGCGAGAAATCATGGGCTACATAGTAGTTCTCACAATGTTACCATTGCAGGTGTTCCTGCAGGAACATATAATGGAATCGCTTCTACAAACATCAATGGAACATATACAACAATTGGTAACATCACATTAGATTCATTTACTGTAACTGCTCAAAATTCAGATGTCGCAACAGCAACAGGATCAATTGGTGCAAGTGCTGTGACTATAAATCCAAACATTCAGTATGATATCATACAACCGATTGTCGGTTTAGTTCAACCTGCAGGATCAACAATTACTGCTAACCTAAGAACAGCTAATGGTAGAACACTTGAACAATCTGAAAATGAATTTTCTTTAACGTCCGCTTCTAAGCAAGTTCCTGTTGAGATCAATAGTGATCATTACTTGAACAATCCTGGTGCAGTTTATTCTACACTCAATGAAACAAATGAAATGTCAGGTAGTAAATCACTATCACTTAAATTATCATTTAGTACACCGACTGAACAAGGACACGTTTCACCTGTTATAGATACAACTAGATTGTCTGCTCACTTAATACAGAATAGAATTAATAATCCTATATCAGGAACAACTCCAGATTTTGTTCCCGAAACAACTAACACTGGTAGTAGTACAGAAGCTAAATATCAAACTAGACCTATCATATTAGAAAATGAATCTACAGCACTTGATATAAGAATTACAGCAAATGTTGCTTCGACAGCTGCTGTAAAAATGTATTATCGTCTATCAAATGCTGATGATGCTAGAAATATGAGTAATCTTGCCTGGAGAGGTTTCAATGATGATGGTTCTACCGATACGGCTGTTGAACCATCAGAAAATAGATTCCAATTCAAAGAACACAAATTTAGCGCTAGCGGTTTGACAGCATTTACAGCCTTTCAATTAAAAATCACAATGACTGGAACAAGTTCTTGTTATCCGCCAAAAATAAAAGATTTAAGAGGAATTGCTTTGGCAGTTTAATCGTATGTCAGTTATAAAAGTAAAAGGTCATACGCATTTAGTTAGAGATTTAAAGTCACAAGCAATTATCAATACGGATTCAGATGCCTATGCTCGTTACATGGCGAGAAAGGCGAAACAATCTAAAAAAGATGATGAGATGAGATCAGTTGTTAGAGAAGTTAATAGTCTAAAAACTGAGATGTTTGAAATAAAAAAATTACTTAAAGAGATAAAAGATGGCAGATAGATCAGTAGCATCAACAGATACGTTTAATGATTTTAGACGAGAAGTAAATGGCACAGCGAGAGATATAGGTGATATTTCAAACTTGTTAAGTGCAAGTGGATTTATCGCTTCATCAACAGATTTAGCTGAAGCTATCGTTGCGATCAACACGGAACTTCCTGAGATCACAACAGACGCATTTGTATTTCCTGGTCGTACTATGGTATTTGAAGGTGCAACAGATGACGATTTTGAAACAACCATAGAATTTCTTGAACCAACTGGCGATAGAACACATACTTTACCAGACGCTGATGGAACGATAGTGCTAGTGGATCCTGTAGCAGTAACATTAACAAATAAATCTCTAGATTCATCAAACGTTTTTATGGATACTACCCTAAGCACTGCCGTTTCAGGTTCTGCCATATTAGATGAAGACGATATGTCCTCAAACTCAGCAATCAAGGCTGCTACACAACAAAGTATTAAAAAATATGTAGATGATAGTATTGATGCTGATATGGATTTAGTTTTTGCAACTGATAGTGGTGGTGGACAGATCACAATGGATTCTGAAACATTAACACTCACTGGTGGCACTGGTATTGATACTGCTGGATCAGGTAATGCGATCACTTATAGTATTGATAATACAGTCGCTACTCTTGCAGGAACTCAAACATTCACAAATAAAACTTTTACAACTCCGACTTTAACAAGTCCTGTATTCAATACATCATTGAGTGGTAGCGCTTTTCTTGATGAGGATGATATGTCGAGTAATAGTGCAACTAAGATGGCTTCTCAGCAAAGTATCAAGACATATATTGATAACATCATAGCGACAGAGGATTTAGACTTTGCACCAGATAGTGGCACAGCACAAAACATACTTTTAGCAAGTGAAACAATGTCCATCTCTGGTGGTACAGCAGTAGGAACAACTGCTTCGGGTAGTACTATCAATGTGGCACTTGACTCAACTGTTGCTACAAAAACAGGAACAGAAACATTTACAAATAAAACTTTTACAAGTCCGTTAATAAATGCTTTGACTTTTGTATCAGGAACCTCAGCGACAGGAATAAGTATTGGTGCTAACGGAATTATATTTGAAGGTGCGACCGCTGACGCACATGAAACAACTTTGACAGCAGTGGATCCGACACAAGACAATGTAATAACAATACCAGACACAACAATGACATTATTAACAACAGCAACACACGCCAGTAAATCAAATCATATTGGCAAAGTGATTGCATTAGGATAGATAAATAGTAACATGGCAGATAGATCAGTAGCATCAACAGATACTTTAGAAACCTTTAGAACAACATATAATTCTACGGCAGCAGATGTCGGAGATATATCGGCTGTTACAGGTGCGAGTGGTGTCATTGCGTCTGCAACAGATATCGTTGAGGCAGTCACATTGATGAATACCGAGGTTACTGCGATCAAGGCGGGTACTGCTGTGTTTGAAACTAAAATAACTTTTGAAGGTAATACCGTTGATGATAACGAAACAGTTTTAGCGATCACTGATCCTACACAAGATAGAACAATCTTTTTTCCAGACTCAGATGGTGAAGTTGTTACTACAACTGCCGTTCAAAACTTAGATAATAAAACATTCCAGCAATGTACAATCACTAACGGTGTTTTCAATATTCAATTTCAAGGAGATGCATTTTTAGATGAAGATAACATGGCGAGTGATAGTGATACAAAATTAGCCTCTCAACAATCTATCAAGGCATATGTTGACGCTCAGATCACTGCTCAAGATTTAGATTTTCAAGCAGATTCAGGTGGTGCGTTATCAATTGATTTAGACTCTGAAACATTAACACTCACTGGTGGTACTGGTATCGATACGACAGGTTCAGGCAATACAGTTACGTTTGCAATTGACAACACTGTAGCCACTCTCGCAGGCACTCAAACATTTACAAATAAAACTTTAACAACTCCGACTCTAACAAGTCCTGTTTTAAACACTTCTATTTCTGGTAGTGCTTTTCTTGATGAGGATGATATGGCGAGTAATAGTGCGACTAAAGTTGCATCCCAACAATCGATCAAAGCATATGTTGATAGTAGTATCACAGCCGAAGATTTAGATATTACAACAGATAGTGGATCAATCTCAATTGATTTAGATAGTGAAACATTAACATTCACTGGTGGTACTGGTATTGATACTACGGGTTCAGGTAACGCATTAACTATCGCAATCGACTCAACTGTTGTGACAAAAACAGGCACTCAAACATTAACGAATAAGACTTTAACAAGTCCTACTCTTAACTCACCTACTATCACAAGTTTGACAGCAACAGCATTAAATTTAACAGATTCAAGTATTGTGTTTGAGGGTGCGACTGCTGATGCTTTTGAAACTACACTTACAGTAGTGGATCCAACAGCAGATAGAACGATCACAATACCAAACGAAACAGGAACACTAATAACATCGGCAAGTGCAGCTACTAACGCTTTTTCAATATCAATTGCAGCTGCATTAGGATAAACATTATAAATAGTCTTATAAGGATTTAAAAAACATGGCATTATCAAAAATATCAGGAACAACAGGTATAACAGACGGAACAATTACCTCTGCTAAACTAGCAGATTTTACAGCGGCTGTTGATCTTAATGGTGTTGAATTAATTTTAGACGCCGATCAAGATACTTCGATCAGCGCTGATACAGATGATCAGATAGATATTAAAATTGCAAACGCAGATCATCTAAAAATATTAAGTTCTTCTGGTGATACAGTTCTTAAACCGATGGTTGACGCCAAAGATATTATCTTTCAACAGTTCGATGGAAATAAAATATTTTGCATAGATGATGGCAATTTCGTAAGTGTCGGTGGTAATTCAGCTGCACCAGGCGAGATAAGAATTTACGAAGATACCGATAACGGTACTCATTATACAGGTTTCAAGGCAGGTAATAATACTGCTTCAGTGGCATATGTATTACCAACTGCTGACGGTAGTGCAGGAACACAATTAACAACTGACGGATCAGGAACTTTATCTTGGTCTTCAAATTTAACAATCACAAACGACACTAACAATCGTATCACAACTGCAACAGGATCTTCTGGTCTAAACGCAGAGGCAAGTTTAACTTTTGATGGAACAACTTTAGCTCTAACAGGAAATCAAACTGTATCTGGTAACATAGATGTAGATGGTACAAGTAATTTAGATAACGTTGATATTGATGGTAATTTAGATGTAAATGGTGGCACAATAAAATTAGATGGTGCTTTTCCAACAGGAACATCAAACACAGCATTAGGAGCTGCAGCTTTAGATGATGGTAGTTTAAGTGGTGGTTGTAACGTTGCAATTGGTTCTGGCGCTTTAAGCGAAAATGAAGGTGGTGCAAGTAACATAGCAGTAGGTGTTAGTTCTTTAAATGCTAACACATCAGGCGATCAAAACGTAGCAGTCGGTTGTGCTGCTTTACTAGTTAATACAACAGGTGATAACAATGTTGCTGTCGGTTATCTGTCATTAGACGCTAATACTACAGGCGGTTCAAATGTAGCAATGGGTAGAGGTTCACTTGGTGCTAATACAACAGCATCAAATAATGTAGCAATTGGAGATTTATCTATGGTTGCTAACACAGAGGGTCATAGTAATACAGCAATAGGAAAAGGTAGTTTAGGTGCTAATACTACTGGAACAAGCAACACAGCAGTTGGGTGTGATGCTTTAGTAAATAATACAACTGCTGGAGCAAATACGGCAGTAGGTAGAAATTCTTTAAGAGATAATACAACAGGTTCTGATAATACAGCAGTAGGAGAAAGTTCATTAAGAGAAAATGAAACAGGTTGTTGTAATGCAGTTTTAGGTGAAAATGCAATGACACTTAATACATCAGGTTGTTACAATACATCAATTGGTAGTATGTCACTACACAATAACACAACAGCATCTAATAACACAGGAGTTGGATTTTGTTCTTTATATTCAAATACAACAGGTGCTAACAATGTTGCAATCGGAGATAGTGCTTTAAAAACTTCTTCAACAAATACACAAAACACAGCAGTTGGTACTAATGCACTTTGCCTTACAACAGCAAATGAAAACACAGCTGTTGGTTTTGAATCTCTTAAAACTAATGCAGGTGGTTTTTATTTAACAGCAGTTGGTAAAGATTCTGGTTTATCTAATACTTCTGGTGCTTACGGAACATATGTAGGTAGATATGCTGCTAGAGCTAACACAACAGGTTTTGGTAATGCAGTATTAGGTGCAAATGCTTTTTGTGCTAATACAACAGGTGGTTCAAATGTTGCTGTTGGTTTATGTGCTTTACAAGATAACACTACAGCAGATGGTAACACAGCAGTAGGTGGAAATAGTTTAGAACAAAATACAACAGGAGCAAGTAATACAGCAGTTGGTCGTTGTGCTTTGAATGTTAATACAACAGGATACAATCTTGTTGGAATAGGTGCAGATTCTTTAAAATCTAACACTACAGGAAGTCAAAGTGTAGCCATTGGGTATAAAGCCTCATCTTCAAATACAGAGGGTTTTAAAAACATTGCTATTGGTCAATGTGCTTTGTTAAGCAATACTACA